AGAACTTTTAGTAAATCGTTGAACTGGTAATAGGGTTGCAATTGTAAATTCATCTGCATCTACCCTACGAAATCTTGATTTAACCTTACCAGCAAGATATCGTTTAAGTGTTGGTTTTAACAACTTTACTTTTTTTAATTTACTGTAGTTAGCATTTATTTTAGTTTTGCTGTCAAAATTAGTATCTGTACTGTAATCCATTAGTTCATCTAGGAGTCTTATCCTTAATGGTATGGGTAGGTAATGTAAATTAATACCTAAGAAACCATCTGCATATCTTTCTAGGGGTAAAACCAGAGGAAACCTATCATAATATGGTAATGTTTTTTTAAACTTTGGGTCATAGAAAAACATATTTAGATTGCCAAAAAAAGGTCTAGATGATTGTTTACCATCTCGTATTAAGTTCATAGCTTTAGGAGTACCAAACTCTGCGATTTTATCTCTAAACCACGCAGTAGATTTTGGTCTACCTTTTGATGCGTCTATTACGCTTTGCATATATTTACTAGGAACTGCCATACTACTATTTATACTTCGGATTCAAGTGGTCTTCAGTAAGAATTTTAAATTCCATACCTCTGTTATCACAATAATCTGTCGCACACTTCCATTTGGCTTGGTTTATACCCCAAGTCTTTACTTCGTTATACCATCTCTTGGTCTTACGTTTAGGTATTTTAATAGGTTCTTTACATTGAGCCTTAGGTTTAACCTCTATAATAAACTTTTTATATGTACCATCACCTTGTTTTATCTTAATATAGAAATCTGGGAAGTATCTATGCATCTTTCCGTCCCACGGCGACCTATAGGGTACTATAACTTCCTCACTACCCCATTCTATGACCTTCTCATTCCTATCACAATATACCATAAACTTACGTTCCCATAGAGAACGATAGATTACTTGTGAGGGATTGCCAACATACTTCTTAGGATTGTTGGGAATATATTTTCCTTTGTATGCCATATCATATAACTCTTATAAATAGTTTAAACCTTATAGGAGTATTTATACATGGCATTAGACTTTGCAAAAGGAATCGCAACAGGGGTTGTTTCTAATAATTTAAGAAAAGTTGCTGGAAATTTGCCTGGCATGTTAGGTGGTAGAAAAGGTAGTAGTGATACTTCCCCCTTTACAAAATTAACTAGAACAAAATCACCACATTCTGTGCAACAATACAAGTTTCCAATAGATGTAGACTCTGATCCAGGCTTAGGTAATCATGGCCATTATGTAATTTTTAATATTAATCAACAGACTAATGCAAAATTATCTTTTGGATTAACTGAAGAAGATTTTAGTGAACAAGATGGCAGGGAAAATATCATTAAAGCAACTAAGGAATATGGTTTGGGAAATACTAAGAAGATATTAGCCAATCCAGTTGGGGGTGGAGGATTACAATCTAATGTTGAAACATCATCAGGTTTTATCCAAGGGCCGCCTGTTAATAATGCAGCAATTGGTACAGCCACACCAGCAGGTGTTGGGAGTGGATATACTTCTACAATTGGGGGTGCAGGATTACAATCTAATGTTGTTGCTGCAACTTCAACAGGTTTTGGTTTTAAACCAGAATATATTCCCCATAATTGGCAAGATAAAGTAGGTATGCAACTTTTAAATGAGACCGTGCCAGATTATCAAAAAGGACTTGGTCAAGCGCCTGGAGCAGGAGCTCCAAAGAAGAAATATGTTTCTTTAGGTACTAATACTGATGCTCAAGCACTTCATGTAAAAAGACGTGCTACAAAAAAACTTCATGCGTCAATAGCACTTTATATGCCTGCAAATGTTCAAGTACAATATGGTGCAAATTATACAGATACAGAGATTGGTTCTATGGCAGAATTATCTGCTAATGCTCTAGAGAAATTTATTGATGATGATTATAAAGGTGGATTTAAAACATTGTTTGGTGCAGATGAAATAATAGCTCAAAATACTAGTCAGTTTCTTTTATCTATGGCTGGTAACATAGCAGGATTTAAAGGTTCAAAAGAGTTAGAGGCGATGAAAGCAGGAAGAATAATATCCAATCGTATGGAACTTGCATTTAAAGGTATTAATAAAAGAAAATTTCAATATACATTCAAAATGATACCTAGAAATGCAGCAGAAGCAAAAGAAATAAAAGATATAATTTATGCTTTTAAATTTAATATGTTACCAGAATTTGAGGGTGGTGATACAGCAGGAAGAAGTTTTATTGTACCAAATACATTCGACATTAAGTATATGTATAATGGTAAGGAAAATGATTTTCTTCATAAAATATCAACTTGCGTGTTAGAGTCAATGGATGTAACTTATGGTGGTGATAGGTATAAAACTTATACAGCAACATCTGAAGGAGCTCCGCCTGTAGAAACTACTATAACATTAAATTTCCATGAAATGGAAATGATAACAAGAGAAGCAGTTAAAGATAGGGGTATGTAATTATGTATTTTCATAGTTTTCCAATAATTATATATGACTCTGTAGGAAATGGAACATATAAAGACGTAACAAACCTTTTAAGACGAGTAGCCATGCGTTCAAAAGTAAAATCAAACGCATTAATGTTTGACACTTATGATGTAAAAGAGGGCGAAACCCCAGAGATAATTGCAGATAAATTATATGGTGACACAGAACTACATTGGGTAATTTTATTGCTCAATGATATTACAGACCGTTATCATCAATGGCCTATGAATACACCACAATTTCTTGCATTTATTAATGATAAATATGATAATGTAGATGACGTGCATCACTATGAGATTCCACAAAGTTCTGGTGACACTAAAACTAAAATAGAAGTCTATCAAAACTCTGCATTATATACTGGTGATTCAGATTTTTATGCATCTGCATTAATAGTAACTAATTTTGAGTATGAAGAAAGTGTACAGGATGAAATTAGAAAAATACGACTACTTGACCCAATTTATATAGACCAATTTGTAACAGAGTTTGAAGCTCTTATGAAGGAATCAATAATCTAATGAGTGATATAAAGTATGCTGGTGAGGTAGAATTACAAAAATGTGTTTTAATATCATCTGCTGGAACAGCAATAGATTTAACAAACATAGTTGTTAGTATTAACATTTATGAAAGTGTATTCTCAAATGCAATGTCTGGTAGCATACTGATAGGTGACACGAATAACCTAGCAATGAACCTTCCAATTATTGGACAAGAATATCTAAGTATAAAGTTAATCACACCTAGTTTAGATAATAACGCAATAGATTATTCAGAAAATGTATTTGTTGTATACAAAATTAAAAAAAGACAGGCTGATGGTAACATGCAAGCATTAGAGTTGCAATTTACGTCACCAGAAATGTTAAAGAGTAATCGTATTAGAATATCAAAAAGTTATACAAATACAATAGATATTATTGCAGAAGATATACTAACAAACGAAAAATATTTAAATACAAAAAAAGATTTATTTATAGAACCTACTGTTGGAATTAGAAAAATGGTAGTACCAAATCTTCACCCATATGATGCTCTTACAAAACTTGCAACAGAATCCATATCAAAAGAAAATGGTTCACCACATTATTTGTTTTATGAAAATACTAGAGGTTTACATTTTAGAAGTTTACAAAGCATATATGCACAAGGTGTTACTGGTAAATATCATGCAGGCGAAGATATAGCCACAGGATTAGGGACATCTACTAATACAAAAGAATCTAGTGCAATAATACAAGGTATGAGAAGAATTGTACGTTTCGATATGGGAACAAATAATGACACTTTAGCCAATATAAAGAGTGGAATGTTAGGTTCTACAATTTTCTCACATGATATATATAACAAGAGTTATAATAAAAAAACTTTTGGATATTTTGATAATTTTGAAGATCATGGAAGAATAAGTGAAAATGCACCATATAATGATAATCCTATAGACGAAGATTTGAACACATTAGGAAACTTTACAGATGCAAGAATTCACCTACACTCAGTTCCCTCAGACACAGACACACAACACTATGAAAAAGATACATCATCATATTCATATTCATCAAATAGACTTTCAGATAGTTTGTTATCTAGACAATCACGATTTGGTGAATTAAGAAGTGGTATTGGACTAACTATGGAAATTCATGGCAACACAACTATAGCATGTGGTGATTTGATTAATGTACAACTACCTATAGTTGGTACAGACCATGATGATGATAAAGTTGATAAGTATTATAGTGGAGTGTATTTAATAACGGATTTAAGACACATTTTTATTCCAAAACAAAGGACACACAGTATTTTTTTAACATTAGCTAAAGATTCTATACCAGAAACTTTACCAAAAAGAAGTAATGCAACCCAACCTCAACCAATGCATAAAGGTAAATTAACCAAATCATTCTATTAAAAAGGAGAACTCTCTATAAAAAAACTAATAACTCATAAAAATAATTATCGAAGGGATAAAGATATGGCTAACGCTAAAAGAAAACATAGAATTAAAAACATGAACTTTCAATTACAACACAGAAGAATTGAACCCATGAAACAAACCGATAAATACGAGTTAACAGTAATAGAGAAGGTCAAACATGAAACACTTCAACGAACTACAAGAGGGGGTATATGACCCCAATATATTTAAAGCATTCTTCATAGCTGGTGGGCCTGGCAGCGGTAAATCATTCGTTGTCAGACGCACCACAGGAGGATTAGGTTTAAAAGTAGTTAATTCAGATGATGCGTTTGAAGCACAACTGAAGAAGGCTAACTTGTCACTAAAGATGCCAGCATCTGAAACAGAACCTAGAAATGTTGTTCGAGATAGAGCAAAACAGACAACTGACACTAGAAAAGCAGGATACATTCAAGGTCGTCTTGGTGTTATCATTGATGGTACTGGTAGAGATTTTGACAAGATTTCTTCAGAAGCAAAAGATTTGCAACAACTAGGGTATGAAACATATATGATATATGTCAACACATCACTTGATGTTGCAAAAGAACGTAATGCAATGCGTCCTAGAACTATTCCAGAACCTATCGTTACTAAGTCATGGAATGATGTACAACAAAATCTTGGTAAGTTTAGTGGATTATTTAGACAAAACTTTGTGGTTGTAGATAACAATGATGCTGGTGATGATGTATTTAATGCAGTATCTAAACAGATAAGGGGTCTTGTCAAGAAAAAAGTTAAGAATGGTTTGGCTCTTCAATGGATACGAAACGAATTAGATAAGAAAAGACGTAAATAACCCCTTGACAAACCCTCAATTATCTGATACACTATACATAGTGATTAAGATTAATGAGAGGAAATATTATGA